TCTGTCAATCGAAATGATTGTCAAAGTATTTCTATAGTATGAAATATTCAATTAAAATACAAGACAAAAAAAAGGGTAGCCGAAGCTACCCCTTTCCTCAGAATATTGAGTGTTAATTAAACACCTGTAGAACCAAAGATTCCACGTGGATCGGACCACCCGTAGCTGTAACGCTCCCGAGCTTTGTATCTCATGTTTCCAGTATTGAAGTCACCTTCCATAGCTGTTCTTAACGGGCTTCTTTCGAAGTGTTTTAAACCATTAGGTGCATCAGTCATAATGAAGAATGCATCTGGGTCTGTTAAGAAATGGTTCACTACATATCCACCAGGAAGAGCGCTTGTGTTCCTCATAGCATTGATATCGTTGTCGGCAGTGCCTGAACGAAGTGTAGATTCTAGTATTCTATCAGCAACAAATCTTAGTTGTGATGGAATAACAAGTTTTTTACCATTTAGAGCAACAATTAAATTTCTTTCGTCAACGAAATTACTAATATCAATTAGTGCGTTTTCAAGAGAAGTTTCATTTAAGTCAGCATTTACAGTTGGTTCATTCGCAAATGTACCGCCGTATGCTAGTGGATGAAGAGTTGAACAAAGTTCGACACCGTCACCACCAGTAAATGCATTGTTAAAAGCGTTATTTAAAACGTTAGCTGCTTTAACTTGTTTTGTGTGATTCATAGACCTAGCTAGTGCTTTCGTATACCTGTTTGCAAGACGATCATAAAGATTGTCTTCCACGGCTTCCTCAGTTAAAGCAAACGCAAGTGCGATTGTTTCGTGAGTATACCTTGAGGTATAAGCTTCTGAAGCAGAGTCATATTGGACTCCTGCGCCTTCAGCTTTTTCGGCTGCACTACCGAATCCAACGAGCATTACTTCTTCTTCAAATGCTCTGTCAGAAGATTCTGTTTCAAAAATCTCCCTAGATTCGTCACCATATTTAGCATATTCAAGTCCAAATAAGGCGTTGAGGCCTGGTTCTAATTCTTTTGCGAGTTGTGCGCGTGATATAGCCATTTAAACCTCCTATACGCCAGCTGTTCCAGCGGAATACACTGAATTGTTAATAATAACACGAACATTAGTATTAGCAGCTGACGGATCGTCATTTTCTGGGTCTGTACTAATTTGCACTGCTTTTAAAGGCAATGCTGCTGTTGTGTTTCCTGTTCCTACATCTAGTTCTACATGAGATATACCAGCTGTATTATTTCCAACAGGGTTATTATCTACAATATCATAATTTGCAAATAATCCTGATGTTGGGAATGCTGCGTCAGCTTGTACTTCATATACAACGTTTGGATCTGTAATAACAAAAGGCTGTATGTCTGATGCTGCTACAGGTTGTTGATAGGTGTTCGCCCAAGTAGGTGTTTGTGTAGTGGGGTTAGTATATCTAACACCATTAAAAACGCCAAGAATACGATTTGTTTGACCAGCAGGTACTCTTCCAACTGTGCCAGCAGCAAGAGGTTCTATAAGATCCCCTTGATAAATGCTAGTTGTGTAACCGCTTGCTAAAGTAAATCTATCTTGACCGCCAGTGAAATCACCGCCGCCTACCATTTTAATCGGACGTAAACCAAAGGGGGCGTCTTGATTTGCCATGTTTTTTTCCTTTTAGTTAATGAAATAATAATTATTTATTATTTCGGGGTTGACCAAATGATACTTGTGTTCTTCTTTCCGGTGCGTCTTTTGGCATTAAAGGATTACTATCCTTCATCCAGTCATTATCAACTGCTTCCATTTGTTGTCCTGACCTTGCATTATAATATGCATGTCTTTGCTCTTTAAATTCCTCTGGGAATCGAGCTAACAACAAACCTCCGAGGCCAATAATACCTGCGTGTTTGCCATCAGAAACCGGTAAATCCGAATCGGGATACTCATCCGCTCTTACTAATTCAAATCCTTCTTGGAGTCGGCGATGGACATTAGATTTATCTTCTTGTCCTAAAGTTTCCGCTCGAATCCAACGGTGAATAAATCCGTCTGGAGCATCCGGGGCGTGCAATTTATTAGCTGGCCGCCATTGCACAGGGCGAGTTGAAGCTTTTCTTGTGTCTTTGTTCCGTGAAGATCTGTCTGCTGCTTCAGTAGCTACAGGTTCATCGATAATTTCTTTTTTAGCCATTTTTAGCTCCTATTCCCTTGAAGTTTTACCACTTCTTTGGCGTATTCCTCTTTTGGAACACCAAGTTTTTTGGCAATCTCCAGTTGGGATTTACTTAATTTAACAGTTTTTGATTTTTTTGCAACCGATCTTCCACTTGTTACAGAAGCAACAGGTGAAGTTTTAGTAGAATTAGTCTCTACAGAAACGTCAGTTTCATGGCCAGCTGCCCCTAACCAAGGTTTTAAACGATTATTTAATTCTTGATAATAATCATTAGAAGAACCGTCAAATCCTTCGTTTATAAGATCAGAATGAAGACCAATAGCTACACTTGTAAGTTTTCTATCTTCACCAAACCAATCATTATTATCAGCCCATGCTACAGCTTTTGGATCAGGCTCTGCTGCTGGTGCTTGTGATCTTTGAGGAGCTTGATACTGTGGTATATTTTTTTGTGTTTGACTCTGTTGTTTAACACGCCCTTTATACAACCTCACTCTTTCTTTTTCAATTTCAATTTGAGCCATAGCCGCTGTAGCAGCTGCAATTCTTTTTGGATCGTTAGCTTCTGTTGCTTCCTCCAAAGCAGAACGGGCTTGATCAGCTTGGGAAGAAACCCTAGCCTCAAACTCAGAAGCATAACCTGCATCAGTATTATCTACTCTTGATTGCAAGCCTTCTGCTTTTCTTTTCATAGCGTCTGCGTATTCTAAAGCAGCAACTTCTCTTTCTTCTGCTTCACGACGTCTACGTGTTAACTCATTTATTCTGTTTTGAGTTTTATTTTTTCTTTTATCTAACTCATCCTCTGATAAAGATTTTTCTTCACCATCAGAAGAGTTTTTATCTTCAGAATCTAAAGTAACTAATTCTGGATTAGATTCTTCTGAAGATTCAACAGTAATATTTTCATTTTCTGGTGTTTCTTGTTCAATTTCTTCCATTGTTTTCTCCTAAAAATTTTTTACGTCAGTTGGATCAGAAATTGTTGCTAAAATTTCATCATCATTTAAAATACGAACTTCAAAATCATCCATTTTAACCCTAGTTCCAGCATATCGTGCTATAAGAACCCAATCTCCTTCTTTACAATAAGGACCTTCAGGAAATTTATTTTTGTCTTTATAGCAACCAGGTCCGGTTTTTAACACATAACCTGTTGATGTAGCTAAAGCTTCTTTTTCTCTGATTTGGTCTGGGATATGAATGCCCCCATCTGTTTTTTGTTTTCCTTGATATGGAACAACTAGCATTCTCCACCCTGTAGGGTTTGGAAGTTTTTGTTTTAAAGTTAAGTTGATTTTATCAGGATCTAAAAATCGTTCGTCGGATTTTACCCAAGCAGATTCAAATCCTGCATTGTTGTTTGTTTTTTCCTTTTTTTTGTTTGCATATTTATCAGGAACTAATAAATTTTTAACCATCATCGCCATCCATTATATTCATTATCGATTTAACTTCAGACTCTACATAACCTAGCGATTGCAACTGCCCTACAATATTTTGATAAATTTCCCAATTTTCTACAGAACCTGTTACTAACTGAGAAGCAAGGTCTTCTTGTCTGCTTCTTATAATTTTTAACACATGCTGAATTACTTCAAAATCTTGCATTAATATATAAATGGTTATTCGTCTACAAATGTCAACCAAAAAGTTAAAGATGTAAACTGCTTAATATATTATTTTTTAGATTTCTTTTTTGGAAAACCAGCTTTCATATTTTTGTAAGCTTTTTTAGATATGGTAGATTTACTTTTTGGCCTACTAATACCTTTTTTCTTTCTAGCGTTAATATTTGCGTATAAACCTTTTCTAACCATTTAACATTTCCACCTTCTTCTTGCTTGTCTAATCCTAGAATTAGGATCATTTCTAGTTTTAGCACTACTTCTTTTTAACTGACCAGCAGATCTTGCGCAATAACTTTTTCTTCTTTTTGCAGCCTTACTGCCTTTTTTAACTTTTCCTGTAACAGCAGTCTTTAATTTAGAACCGGGGTTTTTTCTTTTATAAGCAGCAACACCTTTCTTTGTCATACCTGCACCAGACTTAGTAGAACGGTAATTACCGCCTTTGCCTGTAGTTCTAGCTATAGCTTTTGCCATTATTTCATCTTTTTAAATGTACGAGCTAAGTTAGCTTGTTTAACAGTTTTACTGTCATATCTTTCCGGATTAGCTAAAACTCTACTTGCAAATGTTTGCGTTCCATATCCTGCTTTTTTTGCTTTAGCGGTAAAAGCTCCTTTTTTTAAATCTGCTTTTTGTATCCAATTTTTATCAGCCATTACAGTCTCCTATCTTGCTAAAGGATTGTCATTATTGCCGAGCGTATCAATCCTGTCCTCATTTCTATCTAATCTTTTTTCTAAGTTATCGACTTTTGTTGTCAGCTCAGCAATAGATTCTTGTAACGGTACAATATTTACCGATTTAATTTTTTTCTTTTCTATATTATCAAGTCGTAAATTAAACTGTCCCCACGTGTAGAAGCCCCCTCCGATGGCGGTGATAATACCCACTATGGTTATGTACTGTTGTAATTTTCCCATTATATTTTTCATATTATTCTCCTTAATTTACCAATGTCTAAAGACACCTGCTATTATAAAAAAACAAGTAAGCCATCCTAAGACTCTATCTGTTTTTAATATAAATCTTTTTATCATATACATTATTTCTTACCTACATATAAACCAAACCAAGCTGCACCCGCACCTACAATAACAGATACAAAAGCGGATTGAGAGTTAGTTGGATCTGGTAACGTCATAAACCAACTACAAGTTTTATAGAACATTACACCGTACAATGTTATTAGTATGCGTGGAAAAACTCTCCACTTATCAAAACCCTCAGCATCGTTGTACCAAGATTTTCTTTCTACTTCTACTACCTTAACTTCTTCGGTCATCTAAAAAACTCCATATTTTGTGTGCCTATTATATTAGATTGTTGATCTAAGTTTGTATTAACTAGGCCGTAATAATTGTTTACATTATCATCTAAAACTACACTTGCATATATAGTTCTTGGTTCATACCAACTAGAACTATCAGGTATATTCATACTTTGATAGGTGTCAAATCCAGCAGAGTAACCCATATAAGCAAGCAAGTTAGCTTGTCCTTGTGCATTGTACTCACCAGACTCGCTCTGACTTCTTTCGTTTTCTTCCTGCTGAGACTGTATATTTTGACTTACAATATCTTCTGCAATTTGATCAGCTTCAGAAGAAGTCATTACAGACGATGTAACACTTTGTATT